CTCCAGCGAGTAGTACAATACAACCGCCGGTTGCACAACCAACCCCCACCCCCTCAAAAATCGCCTCAGAGGCCCCTAGGACGGCCGATACAACCGGGCCGCTACCACCCTACCAGGAACCCCCAAAAGGGCCGCCTACGTCGCTCCCTGTTGATCCTGAGCGGCCTCCTTCTGTTCCACCCCCAACCCCCTTGACGGCGCAACCCGGTTCTGAGCCGGCCCCTGCGCCCCCTGTTCGTACACCTTCTGTTCCTGTTTCACCCCAACCTACAGCGGCTATTCCTGAAAATCCGAAAACCCTTCAAATACAAGAAGAAGCACTAGCCCAAGGAAAGAAGGAAGTTGTCTTTTATCCGCAGGGAGAGGGTTACTCTCAGAGTGGCACCAAAGCCCTTCGTGACCAACCTAACGTTAGTGTGATCAAATGGCACAATAAAGACGTCGCTGTTTTTAGGACTGACGGTCCAAACAATCTTACATCCTCTTCCCTTCGTTCTGCCGTAAAAGAAGGTAAACTCAATGAGCTACTTGGTCTTGGCGACACGACACGCGAAGAAGCGAGCGCACGGGCTGCTGCTGGTGAGACTCCTGCGGCAGTGGTCGAGCGCACTCCCGAGGGAACGGAGGCCCGTGCTGCTGCTGGGACTACGGAGACTGCGCCTGCTCAGACAGCAACGATGGAGGCAACGAAACTCGCTCCTGAAAATAAGATAAGTATCGAGCGACCGGTAGATGTTATCAAAGAAAGGCTTGCAGCGCGAGCGCCTAGAATTTTACAGGATATAAGCAAACCAAGAGAGCCTGCTGCACCTGTCTTTAAAGCAACTCAAGAAGAAGTTACTCCGGGAGTTAAACATCGCACTATAGCTGAGAAGGCACAAATTGCAAGGAGCAATTTCACTGCTAACAGAATAGTTTTATTGAACAAACCTATGCAACGTGAAGATTTATCAGATATTTATAAACGTGCAGGACGTATGGTTGAACAAGCCAAAGCGCGTGATATAACTATACCTAAAGAGTTAGGCGCGCACCACTCAGCCGGTATGGCGATTTTAAGTGAGGCACGAACACTTATTAGTAATAAAGAACCGTCACCAGATGCCTATGCGAGGTTCTTAGACCGTGAAGCACTCTTTCGTGCCGGGAAGAAAGATGAAGCACTTGGTATTCGTAAAGCTGAAGGAGCGGCAGAACTCGGCGGAACCGAGACACCTGATATCCCTGTAGAGACTACTCCTGAGAGTGAACTTATTGCGAAGCAAGAAAATGAACCACCTAAAAAATTCGAAGTCGTCAAGCTAAAACGCAGAACACCTGATAAGCTAAAAGCTCTACAAGAACAACTGGATGCACGCGCAGAAAAACCCTCTCCCACTGCCGCTATGCTTGAAGCAGGTAATTACGATAAAGGGCATATACGTCTTGAGGGAGAAAACATAAGCGTTGAAACTGGTAAAGGCGAAGTCCGTGAACCCTACGACGTGAAAGTGAAAGCCCACTATGGGTACATTCGCGGCACGGTGGGGAAGGATGGCGACCACATTGATACGTATATTGGTCCCAAGGGTGAAACTGGTAAAATATTCGTGATGAACCAGCTTACTCCCGGAGTAGGTTCGTTTGACGAGCATAAAGTGTTTATGGGGTTCGATTCCAAGCGTGCAGCGTTAGACGCTTACGAGAAGTCATTTGACGACAAGAGCGCGTGGAAGCGTGAAGGTGGGATTGTCGAGTTAAATAAAAACCAATTTAAAGATTGGCTAGAGAACGGTGATCATTCACAGCCAATCAATGAAGGATTAGAGGGTGAACACCCCGGACAAAAATTTGAGACGATGGACCTTGCTGGTAAAGCACAAACTAGGGAGTATAACCACCGAAGTAATGTTAATGAGATGTTAGGTATGTTAGACTTGGGCAGATGGTCCCCAAGTTTGCGTCCTCTTATACGCAACTTAGCTGATAAGTTTAAATCGCTTATTGGTGACATGCCTGTTTATTTATTGTCTAACGACGAGATGAAAAAACTAAACCCTGCAAGTGATCGCACTTTTGCTGGGGCTTACGTTACAACACACAATCATATTTATTTAAACGATGATATTTTAAATGATCCTCGCTATAATGCGTCTCATACAATAATGCATGAAATACTTCATGCTGTTACTATTCATGCACTTAACAACGACAAAGGACTAAGCGATCTAGCTTTGCGGTTGTACGCAGAAGTTAAAAACGAACTCGGTGACAGCATACCACAAGGTTTAGGTTATGGACTAACTAACTCTAAAGAGTTAATGACAGAGCTTTTAACTAATCCCAAATTACAAGATTGGTTAAAACATATACCTATATCACCTGAACTCGCTAAAGACCTGGGTATGCCACGATGGCGTAAGGCGACAATGTTCCAAGGGGCACTTGATTGGTTTAGAAAGTTACTAGGGTACGGTCCACGGGATTACTCTTATATCGAGGCTGCGTTGAGCATTGGCGAGAAAGCCATGTTCGCGAAAGACCCAACCAGTGAATACTCTTATAGGTTAAGGGCTTCTCAGGTATCTAATAACGAGCTAGGCGAAGGCCCGGTTCATGCAATGCTGTCTCCAGAGGCGGCAGGAGAAAAGTTCAAACAGGCTGGTAAGGATATACAAGAGGGTCTAAAGGGATTTGGTACTGGGCGTGAAGCTCCGGCTATGCGAGCTACAAGAATTTATTTACAACAAAAACTCATGGCTCCTGATGAGTGGATGAGGCGCATCGAGAGCGCTTTCTCTCTGCCGGAAAATAATTCGTTCAGAAGATATATTAACTCTATGTCGTCCAAAGATGCTGAAGTCAAAAAAGAGCTTAAACTCTCAGATGGGGTTATGAAACATTACACCCAACTGAGTAATGATGACCCAGAAGAATTTCAAAAACTAGAGGACGTACTATTAAGTTCTTCGCAACATGGCGTACATCCTGATGACCCATTAGGCGTGGGCCGTAATAAACATATTAAAGTGAACAAAACAAACCCTGAAAACTCTAACCAAGAATACAAAGACGCCATACATAACCACGCTGACGATGCTCTTAAATACAGCGCGTTAACTCCTGAGAGTAAAGAACTGTTTGGTGATGTCCGTGATGAAATGTCGCGTGAACACAAGGTAGCTCTTGACGAGGGACGCAAAGCTATAACAAACTCAATAGAGAAAGAACTACGCACGGGTGACTACCAAGCAGACTACAAAACCGCGGTGCAGAAAGTTATTGACAAAGAAGAACTCGATCACGACGAACAAAAACTTGTAGAGGGAGACAAGAATGTTGCCCAAATTCGTAACTATGATCGAACCTCTAGACAGGCACTCAAAGGACCGTACTTCCCAACGCGGCAAGAGGGAACTCACGTTGTTGAGGGTGAACACGACTATAAAATACCCGATGGAGCTAGTCGTGATCCCGATAATCCGAACAAAATAATCTTTAAAACTCGCAAAGAAGCATGGGACTTTACTCCCAAGACTAAAGATGGTGACGCGCTTGCTACTGATATGAGCAAGAAATATTACTGGCCCCAGCAAGACGGGTCCAAAAAATACACTTCGAGCGAAGACGTGCGGGCTACACCTGACTGGCGTGGCAAGACAACCCCGGAAGAAGAGTATCATGTTGACGTGAACAATAAACACTATGAGTTTGCTGACAGTGTACGCGAGGGCGAGAAATACCGTAAAGCCATGCAGGATGCTGGTGTCACAAATGTTTCTCAGGTTCTGCCGCGTAAAGAGAATGTCACGTACGGTCCTAACGCGCTGAATGTTAAATCGATGCTCGATCATGTCGATAAAATGGCGCAACTATCAGGAAGTGAAAAAGAAGCAAGCAAAGACGCAATCAGGTATGCAGCGATAGCAGGGCAACGTGGTAACTCTATTAATAAAAACTATCTTAGACGGTATGGTGCTCAGTCTAATCTTGATAGCGTGCGTACTCTTGATATGCGCCGCCGTGCTAATGCTAGCTTTGTGGCTATGGCTCGACATAGGCCAGACATTGATGAAGCTCTTGAACACATGCAGAAATTTGCTGACGATAATAAGCAACACGACGATGCGGGAGAATTACAAGCAGGAGTGAATATTTTTAAAAACCGTGCAGACAATTATCAAAACGATACTATGAACAACATGAAGACTTCTAAGTTTTGGAATAGCGTATCTACGTTTGCTACTTTAAAATACTTGTTAAGCCCTGCGTTCTTGTTGCGCCACCAAATACATGTGCCTTTGTTCGTGCTTCCCAAGTTGGCTCAACATATTGGCTGGTGGCCAGCTTTGCGGCAGACGATGAGAATATATAAAGACATGGCAGGGGGATGGCCAGTTATTACTCGCGGAGTAAAGTCAGGTCTTAAGACTATTTGGGACTATGATAAAGATCCTACCGACTTTATTGACGCTCTTAAACAAGAACGTATGAAGCGTGGTGGGTCTGCTGAAGAAATGAAGATGATTGATCAATTGTCACAGTGGGATTTGTTACACCATACAGGCATTGACTTTGAGAACGCTTACAGGAGCCAAGGTGCCCTTGGTAAATTCCAACGTGGCGCTCGTAACATGGCACAAGAGATCATTGGCAGCGCCGACGGTGTGTCAAGGTTTAACTCTAGTCTGATGTTCTATCGCGCCGCTCGCGATACACTTGGTATGGACCACGACAAAGCTACACAGTTTACGGCTGACCGTATCAGGGAAACCCAAGGGCAGTTCTCCAGCTTTAATCGTTTAGAGGTTATGCGTAACCCCGCCGTTCGTGCCGCTATGCAATTTAAGAGTTTCCCGTTGTTGGTACTTAAAACTATCACCAAGGCAATGTATAACTCTTTAAGGTATGGTGCATCTGCTGAAGAACGCTGGCAAGGAGTTAAAACATTAGGTGGTATCACCGCTGCTTCTATGGCGATATCAGGGGTATCAGGTGCGATGCCAGAGCCTATAGAAGACCTGATTGACGTAACAGGGTTACTTGGGCTCACCGACAACTGGCCTCAACTCGAAGACAAACTTCGTACCTCGGCGGCAGAGCAAATGTCGCCGGAGGGTGCTAACATTCTTATGAATGGTCTGGGTGGAGCTTTGGGGATTGATCTGCATCATGTGGGCGGTATTAGCGATATGACGGGGCTGCCTTATATACTCTCAAGTCGTAAACCTACAGACGACATGTATAAGTGGCTAGCAGGAGTGCCAGGAAGTATAATGGGGGACGGCTTCACGGGGATGGGTGATTTGCAGGGTGGCAACATAGAGAACGCCTTACAAATAATGTTGCCCAAGCTAATCACCGACCCAATTAAAGCCTATCAAGAATATACTACGGGAGTAACTACTCAAGCGGGCAAAACAATATCGGCTCCAGTGAGTGCCCCTGAAGCACTGTTACGCGCGCTTGGGTTCGTAACCACCACTGAGTCATCGGCGCGACAAGCACGCTATATCACTGGTGTTGAGCAGGGTGCGCGTCAGGACGCCTCTAAGCAAATCACCCAAATGTGGCAGAGTGGTGACAAGGTGGGTGCGATACAGGCGATGCGGGCATACAACGCTCAACATCCTGATCAGCCTATCCGTCCACCCTCTACCAAGCCTGCACGTCCAACGGTGTTAGGGTATCCCGAGACCCCACGTAATCAAGCTGAACTCGAAGCGAGAGCAAGAGCCTATGGCCTCCAGTAAAAATCCTCCTGAAAAGAGGGATTACAGACATGAGTATGACTCCTACCACGGTAAACCCGAGCAAATCAAAAAGCGTGCCCAACGCAACGCAGCCCACGCTGCCGTCGAAAAAGCTAGTGGAAAAAATATATCCAGCGACGTTGATCACGGCAGACCAATACGGAAGGGCGGTTCTAATAGCCCCGGAAATTTACAGGTCACGTCGGTAGCGAAAAATCGTAGCTGGCGTGCTGGCAAGAAAGGATATGACTGATGCCTTCTAAGTTAGTACCCCAGAAGTTTAAAGCTGGCAAACTTCACTCTGGGAGTAAATCTGGGCCAGTGGTTAAAAACCCTAAACAAATGGTTGCGATCATGATGAGTGAACGCAAAAAGGAACAACAGGGAAGGAAACCCTAATGCCTAAAGGAATGGTATTCTGGCTTGTCTATATCATCTGTCTTGTGCTTTGGCTCGTTGGAGCAGGAGGCTTGGCAGGTGCTTACGGCCACTACATCGGGGGTGGAGCGGTTGAGTTCATCCTGTTCTTTTTGTTAGGTTGGGGCATCTTCGGGTTCGCCATCACCTGACAGGGTATGTGACAGAATTATGACCTTGACAAGTGTTAAGAACTGTGCTAAGGTCTATCTATTGCAAGGGAAATAGTTCTCTTGCATGTCTAGGAGAGAAGCGATGCCAATGGTAAGAGGCTTCCTGCGCATCATCAAGCGCAGAGACAGATGGGGTCGCCCAGTTGATCCAGATTACGGCATTGACGAGGGTGATTTGGAAGAAGGTGGTGGAGAAGACGGCGGCGAATATCCTGATCAGGGTCTTCCCGGTCGTCCTCCTGGTTTCTGGGGTGGTGAACGTCCTAGTTTCCCCGGTCGTCCCGGTCAAGGGTTGCCTCGGCCGCCTCGTCCAACTGATCCCGATTGGGGTCTTGAAGAAGGTGGTGGCATCTGGGGCGGTCCAGGTCGTCCCCCACGTCCTCCGCATGTATGGCCGCGGCCTCCCGGTGGTGGGCTTCCGGTTGATCCAGGCTGGGGTGTCGGTGGCAGGTGGCCGGAACGGCCCAGTCACGGTTTGCCAATTTTCCCGTCTATCCCCGGCAAGCCTGACAACTCTCTGCCTCCGGTCGAGGGTGAAGGTCCGCCTCCGACTGATCCGCCTCCGGGCACGATCTGGCCGCCGTTGCCTCCTGGTGTTCCAGGTGGTAAGGCAATTGCTCTTGTGGCGATTTCCGGCGTCGGTTATCGCTATGTCGTGATCACCATTCCGCCGCCGGCGCCTGGACAGGGCTTGCCCCCTTCGCGTCCCGGTGAACCGGAAGTCGATCCTACGCGTCGGCGTTAAGTTACTCTCAGAGTAAAGAGCGGGGGGATCGTCCCCCCGTTCATCTCAAAAATGGAGCTAGTCACATGAAGAGATTTCTATTGGGTGCAGTTGCCCTTGCAAGTATGGTCACACCCGCCCTCGCTACACTACAGCTTTCAATCACCGACGGAACATCAACCTTCTCCTGCCGCGATGGTCAGCTTGGTTGTGATCTCAGCGGTGGGGCTAATAACTTGTTGGTGGTTGACACCACACTCGATGGGTTCTTTGTGCAGGTCACATTGGCCCAATCGACGTTTGGCACTCACAACGTCCTGCAATTGTCTTCTGCTAATATCGAGAATAACGGCAGTGCGACGGGGACAATTAGCTTTGTCGCCAGTGACACTAACTTTCATGCCCCTGTCAACAATATCGAGGAAAGCGGATCACTAACGTTTAACAACAGTGTCGGTTCAGGCCCGTCAAGTGTTAGTTTTTTTGCTGACCATGCGAATGGACAGGGTGCAAACCCACTGAACACACCGGGGTCATTGCTCGACACATTCAGCGATACGCCGGTAACTAACCCCGACTCATTTTCTGGCACTCACCTGTCGTCGTTTGTTTCTGGTTCGCCGTTCAGCATGACAGAGAGCGCTTCACTTAACCTGATCGCTGGTGGGAGTGTTACTGGTTTCGACCAGTCAATGACGGCTTCGGTTGTACCCGAGACGTCTACGTGGGTGATGATGTTGCTGGGCTTTGTCGGCTTAGGGTTTGCAGGAATGCGGAGAACCCCCGTTCGCTTCCTCGACCGCACCCAACTAGGCTGACAACAGTGGCGGGGAGCCTTTTGGCCGCAACCTTTGGCTCCCCGTTACCTTTATGAACGAACATCAAAAAGCAGCACTGGTCTTACAGTTAAGTTTACTCTTAGAGTATAATGAAATAGACGCGTATTTATCGACACTTAAACGCATTGCAGAAATACAAGCATTCAGTGCTACTCGCGGAGTAATGAATTGGGATGACGCTATACGATGGACAACAGTTGTAGAAGCCATAGGTAAAATAGAAAGGGAGATAGAAATGACAGTCCACACACCTGAGGAATGGCGAGTTATACTTGGTAAGATAGCACCTCACGGTAAGCCGTGGATATTAGACGGTTTTGCCGATGCTTTGCCTGGTATCTGCGAGAAGTTCGATATCACTACGAAAAATCGCCAGTCACATTTTATTGCTCAATGCGCTCATGAGTGCGACCACTTTAAGACTACTCAAGAGTATGCGAGCGGGCAAGCCTACGAAGGACGCAAAGACCTTGGTAACACACATAGTGGAGACGGTAAGCGTTATAAGGGGCGCGGGCTTATCCAGCTTACAGGTCGGTTTAACTACGCCACGGCAGGGAAAGCTTTGGGACGAGACTTCATCAACGACCCAGAATTGGTGGAACGATTCCCCGCCGCTGCCGACGTATCAGCGTGGTACTGGGACACGCATAAACTTAATCACCATGCAGACAATGACGATGTTCGTGCCGTCACAAAAGCAATCAACGGTGGTTACAATGGCCTTGACAGCCGCATGGCCTACCTCGCAACGGCGAAAAGTGTAATTGCATAATGGACCTCACTAACGTACCCAGACCCCCTATCCCGAAAATAATGGACTACCCTGGCGCGGTTACGGTGGGGTTTGTTGTTATATTTGCTACTATAATGTTATTTGTTACCAATCGTTTCGACAGCACAGGTGGCACCTTAACGATATCGTTGATTGTGGTGCTGGCGTTTGTTGCCGTTGTAGCGTTCTCTTTGATATTCGCTATCCCGGCAGACGACGAGGTTACTCCCGGAGTAGTAGGTGGCCTCGTCGCCGCTTTCGGTGCAGTGGTTGCTTACTGGTTAGGCAAGGCCAAAGGCTGATCACTTAATTGTAATTCGCTAGGCGCATTAGTTTCGTAGTATTGCCTTAACAACCCAATACCTTTTAAGTGATCTAATTGATCCTGTGTAATCTGCGGGGCATTATTCTCCCATATTCCACTCAAGTCCGGCAGTGGGATTTCCCGAGCGGGAAGGGGTGCAACCTCAATAGGGTATAGTTTTGACTTGGTGGCACGATTGTACACCCCTCCACAATGTTGTGGTGTTGGGTAGTTCCACACTCTAAAGCAGTGAGCCTGTACGGGTGTTACTCCTATAGTAAGTATGACGATTGCTCTCCACATTTTGCTCTCCTAGTGACTACAATCAGGACATATGTCCCAATTCTTAAACCCATGTGGGCATAAGTTACCAGTATTTAGTGGCTCTTTACCAAGCTCTACTCGTTGTGTGTCACGCTGTTTGGGTGTCATTGGTGGCGCACCCATCATAGTTGTTTCATAACCTCGCGCTAGTAACCAGTTCATACTTTCAATGATCATTTCGTCAGTGGCACCCAACCATTGCAGACGCGCTTTATGCACTGTTGCTAACGGCACTGTGGGATCTACGGGTGGTGGATTACCCGATTTTTCCCACCATAGGCGAGCCTCCCTAGCCCGTGGGTTGCGGAACAGTGCATCACGTTCAGCAAGCAACGTTTTAAGTTCTTCGTCTATGCTCAAAACTCTATCTCCTGTCCTAGAGCTGTTTTGCTTAGATCGATCTCCCAACAGTGGATGGGCGGACTCGCATAATCCGTCCCACTACCGATACGACTACGGGTTAGTTTAGCTTTTAAAAGTTTCTTTAGAGCGTTAGTAAATGCGCTTCGGGTAATGTTTTGTTCTTTACACCATTTTCCTAGTGCTGGATGGCTTATTTTACAGATGCGTTCTTTCTCGCTAAGTTGCACATACACTGTTTGTCGGGTAAAAATAATGTTGTCGTTGAGCACTCTAATTGAGCCTTTGTTAGGACGTCCAGCCCCGCTTGCTATGGTATTTGTTTTAATGGTATTCATTGCCATTGCGTGCAAAAACTCACCTAATTGAAGCTCAACATTACCCTTAGAAGTAAAATCTTCTGCATCAGTCATTAAATGTACTCGATTTTCTTTAATTTTTTCTCTTATGAAGTTCTCAAGACCCGGTAAATCAAATTGGGTAAACTTCAATGCGTTTGCTAGTCTTGCGCCTACAATTAGACAGGCGGCAATGGCGGACCAAAAACGTTCAGATTGATTTGTTTGAAGATCATCATCGATTTTGTCACGCATAGTTGTTACCCACTCTAATACACGTTTATGATTTGCTCCTAACCATGCTGCATATTTTTGTCCGATATGACCATAATTCCTTCGTAAAGCACCGGTTAAAATGGTCATGTGTCCAACGTTTAAATTGGATACGAATGACTCATCAACGTTAAACTCAAGTAATCGGTAATGTCCTGCACCCGATCCCTTTGCAGCCTTAGCAATTTCATCTGAGAGTGGGTTATTAGCGCACCACACTAATAAACTTTCAAATTCTAATTGCCGTGTAGGTTGTACAGTTTGGGTTAATCTCCCCTTTTCTCGTCCTCTCGTAATAAGATCAATTATTCTAACCATTTTTTCTGCTTGTTGTTGCCCTCTAATTTCGTCCCAACACAAAGGTAAATTTTTGAGAGATGCCATTGTATGCATGATATGATTTGCTGTATCATCAAGACCTTGCATCTTGCCAGTGCTGCCCCAAATCGCTTGACACAAACTCAACGCTGAGGACTTACCAAGTCCACTCTTAGAACTCCATGCTCCAACACATACACCAAATAACCCTGTTAACGTGATCAATGGAGCCGCGAACCCACAAGCAATGATAATGTTAATATCGTGGCGGTTTTGGGCAATAGTTAATTCACTCAGTTCACGCCAATATTTTTCTTCACCAGTAATACTATACCCTCGGGACATTTCTAAATCTAATAATTGTGCCTGAACAGTTTTACCCGGAGAGTAACATTTGCCATCATAAGAGAACCCCATCTTACCATCAGGCATTTTCTGCCATCCAATTGGCTTAACAGTCACAAGAGTGTCATCCTTGTTACGGAGTTTGGTTTGGAGGGCCACGAAGAACTTCCTTGTCAGTTCGTTTGGCATCGTCGGTAAACCGTTCTTTGCCAACGCAGTTACCAATCCCTCTTTATTAGACGCTACCGACATAGGTAGTCTAACTGTTTTTCGATGACCATTACCCTGGAGAGTAACAAACGTGAAACTGTATTCCTCGTCATGTCCCTCTGCATATGCGGTGTTATAAATAAGCGCATACGTGAATACTTGAACCGGATGATTTTCGCCAGATTTATCAACCATCTCAGTCCATATTGTATTATCTTTGCTGTCTCGATAATACCCAGAAGGTAAATCAGAGTTTGGGTCCATTGAGGGAGCGTGTGGAATTTTAGCTTGATACAGAGGAACGTTAATTGGGGTTATGTTCCAATCAAAATAAATACATGTCTCACACTCTTTAACGCCCAATTGCTTTAAAGTGGCACACTTAGACGGTCCCAATTTTGGGTTGTTCGCTCGGTCCACTTCTACTTGGTCGTATTTAAGGTCTACCTCTTCAACGGTGTACGCTTGGTGGTCTTTAGAAAGTTTATGCGCCCACTCTCGACCATCTTTGCAATAACTTGCAAGGCTAACAGTTTGTTTCCAAATCGCTTCCCCATGTTCTCTGCCGCCACTCATTGCAGTATTATGTAAGAACGCACAAAAAACCCCAACCTCCTTCATGTCTGCTAATTCGTATTGTTTCTTGGGTCGCATCAAGTCGTCATTATCATCGGCAGCGAGAGGGACGACAGACGGTCGGATGGGGACAATGTTATTGACTTTGAGCCTACTACGAAGTTCAGCGATTGGGATATAACTCCCGTAGTAAAGTAGGTTGACTGGCTGTGCTGGTTCGTGTTTAAAATTCCATGTCCCAGGTATTCTGAGTAGACGGCATAAATCTTTAGTACACTCTTGGTCAAAGAGTAATCCAAATTCTTGGGCCATGTTTATAATACTGGTCGAGAAAACTTCATGTTCAGTAGGACTAAACAACTCGTCTGCCGTCCAGTAAACATGTAAACCGCCGGTTCCGCTTTCAACTATCATGCTTGGTTTGATCAGGTTATATTTTTTACAGAAGTCCCTTAATGCAACAAGGGCTTCCTTCTGGGTATCGTACGCCCCAGGCTTAACGTCGATATCCAAGTAAACCGAACTGCACGAACCTATATTATAACGCTTGCGAAGGGCAGGAGGGTGCTTGCGCGGCTTATCACTCTTGCCAACTTCCTTCTGACCACCCATTGCCAAATAAATATCATGCCCTTGACCGCCCCACCATGTAGCAACCCTAGCGGCAAGATGAACGTTCTTGAACGCACTACCGGGAATAGTTATTGTGTCACCAAATTGCATCTTACGATGAACACTAAAAAATAATCCTTGTGCGGCGTACTTCCCTGCGAGCATATTAATATATGCTTCTGCATTCATTGCGGCTGTTGTCATTGACGTTCCCCACAAGAAAGAGGCTCCGGGGTTTTACCCCCGGAGTAACTTTTTCAACGCTTGATTAGATCACCAAACATGGTGTCCATCTCATCGGGGACGTTGCTCATTTCGGTTACTTCGTCGGTTTCTTCTTCGACTGGTGGCTCAGTAACAACTTGACGCTGTGTTACCGGGGCAGTCGCTGGCTTTGATACCGCACCTGTAATCGTGTTCGCTGCTTGTACTGGCTTCGCTGCCGGAGCAGTTGGTCTTAAAGGTTGTGCTTGTCTTGGTTCAGCCCGTGTTGCGATTTGTTCAGCGGCCGAACGGTTATGTTGTTGTGGCGCTACAGGCTTAGGACCGACTGGCTTAGGCGCTGTCGCTGCTGCCTTGGGCGGTTGTGCTTGTGCAGCGTTCTGTTCAGGGGTTGCTTCCTCTCCTTCGTATTCAGCCGTCACTTCGTTGACGATACGCCCCGACTTCTCGTCTTCACGTAGCTCTTTGATGATCAATGCTTCATCATCAGTAAGCGGTCGTCCTGGCTCGAATACCAGCTTTGTAACCTTGCGCTGGGGTTCAATCGTGATTGTAATAGTCGTGGTGTACGCGTAGTAGTTGATACCGAACTTTTTAAGTTCGTTAGCATACTTGTCAAGCGCACCTAGACTTCCGGCAGGGACACGGAAGATCATTGCGCCGCCGTATGCTTCATTCCAAAGATCACTCACGGGAGTAACCGCTAGTCGCTTGTTATCACCGCACGGCTTGCTCTTAAGCCCGTTCTGGCTTGTAACGAACACGTTGTTAGGACAAGTCGTACAAGTGTTGTTTTGTACTTGGTCTTCCGGCACGCTTACATCAGGAGTAATTGAGTTTGAACTCCAGCAAGTTGGTGGTCTGCTGTCACCCCCATAACCACCCGGCCAATACGCTTTGCTCTGTGTCTTGGCAGACTTGATAATTACCACTTCAATCTGCCGCTGTTGCTCTGGAGGTAAACTTTCGTAACTGCCCCGGTAGTTAATACCGAATACGTTTTGCAGGATACTCAATTGACCCAACGCACTACGAATGCCTTCTCCCAAGTCTTCAAGCGGTTCGTTAGCGAACACGTTAGACACAGGCATTAATCCGCGCTGCGGCTGTTGATTGACAAGATTGGTAGCCATGTTGTTTTCTTTCCTCTCACAGTGGCGTTTAGTAAACGCTTAAAGCGTTTCTACGTCGTTGTCTTCTGCTGCTTCAGTGGGGGCCGCATCTCCCTTGGCAACAGTTGTTTTCGGCTTCGTGGGTGGTTTTACTCCGATATCTTGCAGCTCATTCTTGCCGACACCAGGAGGCAAGTCACCACCTATTAACATGCCTCTGTCCATGGTTCCCCCATGCGATAGACGAAACGCATCCATCGCAGTTTTGTTAGCACGCCAGTCAACTAAGTCCCAAGCTTCCGCGCCAATAATATGGCTACGAAACTGAGCCGGGTCTTCCAACGGATACGTAATCTTTTGGATTAGATAGGGCGTACCGTTAATGGTACGCGCGTTCAATTGATTAGTTTGCAGGAGGAAAGTAAACAACTCCCCCTTCAATCGTTTCTCAAAGTCTTCAAAGTCTTTCAGTTCTGCTTTGTGACGATCCTTTATCTCTTTCATCTTGGCGCGGATCATACGGAGTTTATAAACTCTATCAGCAACGTCGATCATTTTGCTCTCCACTTGTTAAATTTTATTTACTCTCAGAGTAGTCCCTGAGCCTCGTTAAGTTTTGCAATGCACTCGTCTATGAGTTTTTCTATTGGTTGATTAGGTTTATAGTCTCCTTTCAGTTTTTCAAGTTGATCACAGATGTCATCCACCTCACTAAGAAACAGGTCTTGTTCTTCCTTAATCATTCTCATACTCCGTTTCGATTAACTCTAGGAACCTATTCTGTATCCGTTCGTTGTTGCCTAATAGTTGGTACAGTCGCTTCTCTCGCGTGCTGCCGCCTACCATGGCAACCAAGGTTTTGAATTTCTGTCCGAGTCTTTTGATCCTCCCGTTCGCTTGGTAGAAGATATCTAGCGACGTTATAGGTCCAGCCCAAATGTTCATCGTCGCTCTTGTAAGTGTTAACCCATGGGCTAGACAAGCCGGATGGCAAAGTAAAACTTTGTAAAGACCTTTGCGTTGGAAGTCATCGAATATTTTCACACGCTGATTTGCTAACGTGTCACCTGACACTATACAGTGAGTGATTTTGTTTTTGGTTAACGTCTTGTGTAACCCATTGATCACACTCTTAAAAGGTGCAAACAATATTACACTTTCGTTACAACTGTCTATCAAGTCTATTATCAATTGTAACCGAGGTGTATTATCCAGCTCTATTACATCACCGTCACGATGGTACACGTATCCTAGTGCTATCTGTAAGAGTTTACTCATTACAGCGCCAGCATTTAACGCGTCTACTTTTTTGTTCTTGATCAAAGCAACAGCTTTCTGACTCATTTCTTTATAGATTTGCTCTTGCTTAGGTGTCATTGGAGCGTAGTAATATTGGTAGACTTGTTCAGGAAGCTCAGTTACATCTGACATCTTAAAACGAACCGATGGCTGCAAGCACTTGATCGCCATCTCTTCTGCACCCGGTCGTGGCTCCCAATGAAACTGAGATACCTTTATCATCAGTTGAGCACGGAACCAACTAAAAAATTCAGGAATTGTTCTGGGAGTAATACATGAAGCTGGCCCCCATACATCAGTCACGGCGCGGGGGATGGGTGATCCCGTCATACCCCACACATAACCATGACCTGTAACCAATTCTTTGAACGGCAGGGTGAGGGTTTTTGATTTGCCGTTACGGTAAATCGCTACCTCGTCGGCACATATTACACTAAACCCTTTCGCCCGTAACTCTGGGAGTAACATATTCACCCCATGATGATTGATAATATACACGTCCACGTCACGTCGCAATTGACGCAGACGTTCCTCTTTCGTGCCGTGAAGAATAGCGAACTTAAGCCACCATAATTCTTGTCGTATCTCGTTTGCCCACACGGTTATCAACGTAGACAGTGGCGCTATGACGAGTAATTTTTGTGCTAGCCCCATTGTCCGCATGAAGTCAAACGACCATAATATACATCGGGTCTTACCTGTGCCAATATCATTAAGCACATACGCACGACGTCTTGTAGTTAACAAAGCACAGGTTAGTTTCTGTACCCTGAACGCTGGCTTGCTAGGATCGCTTACGGGGAAGTGGTAGTCACTGAGTATGTCGTGGCTTGGAGTAAGGATGACTGGTTGCGCATTGCTATAAGCCACTGTCGTAGTCTCCTTAGTTCCGTTTCATTACGTACACGAAACACGTTTGCTTTGTGTTTGGTTGAAAGAGTATTGGCTAGAAGTTTCTGGCGCTCGGTTAGGTCTTTGTCCCAGTCCTTCGTCTCTATGAAGAACGCTATCGCGCAATCGTTCCACGCAACCACGCAATGAAAGTCTAACCCAGCACGCCCATACCCCATCTGCACTGGTTGGAAGTAATAGCAATCAAACTCCCGGAGTAACTCCCGAACTTTGATTTTTACTTTGCCTTCAGGAGTTGTCATGTTTTACTCCTAATCGCCATGTACCATCTCCGACTTGCTCTACTATATCTTTGTTTCGTAATTTGTCCAATCGTGAACTAAGTGAACCTTCAGAGAACCCACCTTTTTTAAGGAGTGGCCTTAACTCCACTGCGCGATGTGGTCTTTCTTTAAGTGCTTCAACAATAATACGGTTAATCCCAACGTCCAATCGCATTGGTCTAGTTGGGGGGCGTGCTGCATATCTCTTGTGTGGTCTATCAGGTTTTGGCTTAGGTAAGTCAAATCGTTCGTCAAATCGGATTGCCGGATTAGGACGAGGTGCAGGCGTTTCCTCAATCTCTCCTGCCGAAATAATTTCGAACGGAAGATAACGCATGGTCATCTTCATGAATTCTTCTGGCGTTATTCTGATTTTTATCTCGTACTTAACCATGGGTTTGCTCTCCATTTACTCTCAGGGTTATTTGCGCTTTTGATACCTTTTCATTTGTATTACGTGTCGTGCCGACGGTTGTTTGATCGGCAGGGGCATGGGTGGTATAAACTTAACTGCCACACCATTGGGTACGAACCCTAGTTTGTAACCTAGCGCTCTCGCTACCGCGTTAAGCGTGGCCGCTTGTGGCTTTCTCGTCTCGCCGTCAAACCATTTGCGTAACGTTACGGCAGTGACACCGCTTTCGTTTTCAATCCACTTATAAGAAGCACCGCTATCCCCGACCATGGTTCGTACTTCATCGATGATCGGGTCTTTGTCAACAAAGTTGTAACTTTTGTATGTGAACCCCATTTTGCTCTCCTGTTAAGGGGGTTTAAGTTCTTCCGTTGTGCTCACACTCTAGCACGGGACAATGGGCTTTACATAGCCCGTTTTTCTTGGCGGGGAAGTTTACCTGTGCTGTAGCTTCTTCCATCTTTGTTAACTCTGGGAGTAACTCAGCCCATAGTTCTGCCATATCACTACGACTAAACAACTCATGGGACTTGTCTTTAATTATTGTCCACCAGTATTCAGCCCGCACCCCTATAACTTGTGGGAACATACTAAATATTGCTTGCGCATATAACGCTAACTGTATGATCTCGTCTTTAGGTTTACCGGTTTTATAGTCTACAATCTGTGCAGCGGCAGTGGAGGGAGTGAGTGGGTATAGCTTAATAAGGTCTACCTTCACCCGTACCCATACTTTCGGATTAAAATAATCAATGGGTCTTAGTTCACGGCTGAGAGCGATTTCTTTTTCACAGATGTTGGTTTGCCCCGGCACCTTCACACTTGCCGCTTCATCACCCCAGTCGTTGAAATTAACATAGGCTGTGGGCATAGGTAAGCCCTGCTCTACCCTCCGCTTGAACGCTTCGTGCAAAGCGTTACCATCGCTTAACTCGATTGACTGTGGTTGTTCAAACTTTTTAAGTATGGTTGTTTGATAATATTTTTTTGGGCATATACGCCAGTCACGCAGCTTGGTGTAGCTCCATGAAAACCCTTTTTGTTGTGGGCTGAACCTATTCATTGTACTACCTCGTCTCTTATGATCTCTTTGATGTAGTCAGGGATAGAGTAAACGCCCCTGCCCTGAGAGATGATACACTTGTCGCCAAATATCTTTATGAGTTGACGACGCAACACAAAGAGATGCTGACGATAGGCTGACGTGTGAAACTCCAACCAGTTTGCATTGTACTCCCGGAGTAAGACACTCAAGATGAACGCGCTACGCGGTGGGATTTTCAGCTTCAACGCTAGGACTGTTTGGTCTATATCTACAGACACAAACTTGAAAGAACTAAACGTGTGCGCTCTTTCGGTGAGGTTCATGACTTTTACTCCTGAGTATACAGTATATACTACAACCTGACTCGTGTCAAGCAACTCAGAGTTGTATTTCCTTCACATTACCATAGTTTTGTCCGACCTTCACTTCAGCGTCAAGTGGCAAACCACGTCCCCACCAAGCCGGTGTACGCATTTCTTGGTGAGCGATTTCTGCTACCGTAGTAACTAGACCATCTGGCACAACGTATATTAACTCGTCGTGGACTTGGTGCGCAAGTCGTATGTCGTTGATCATTATCGCTTTTAACCTGTCGTCTATCCGCTTGGCTGCGTCCATCACATGACAACGATCTAACGCTTGCACATGGTTCTCAAGGAACTTCCCGCCATATATCTCACGTATCTCCCGAGCATATGTGAACACCTTCCTGCCGCCAAAGTCACGAATGTTATCGTAGTAAAGTCTTAACCCATTCGGTAACACCACGTCTGTGCCTTCAATGCGTGACGGTCCTAAGCGGCTGATGAAGGGTCCGCCAACACCACCATGAGTTATAGGCATCATCTCTGTAAGTATTCGCTCTAACACATACCAGTATTTAACAATACTACGAAACTTGTTACGGTAAAAATTAACCCACAATTGACAGTCAGCAAATGAAACGTCTATGGGTATACCGTTATCTGCTGCTTGGTTCACCAATTGTGTGAGAAACTTGTTCGGTCCCATCTGGAAGCCTAGACCCAATACAGTGTTCTTGGCAATAAACCGTTCAAGCTTGTCCGCTTTCGTGATGGTACGCCTGAACATGTCACTGCCAAACCAACAATAAACATCGCTACCTTTGGCAAACTCTGAGAGTAATTGTCTTTCGTCAGCTAACCATGCAACTAATCTAGCTTCTATTTGGGACGCATCTACAGCTACAATCTTATACCCTGGTGGGGCTATCAAGCTCTCACGAAGTTTCTTTGACTTACGAGAAGGAAGATTTTGCTGGTTGATCTTCCACTCACCACTGAACCTGTGCGTATGCGCCCCACCATACCTGAGAGCAATGGGCATCCACGGTTCATCAAACCCATTCACTGCCGCTTCGGCCATGCCAATAAACCGTTGGGTACGTCGTTCTTCCAACGTAGACCGTATCCCAATACGTGCTTCAGCAAGTGCTTGCACATCTGGGTTCTCATGCTCCTGTAATGCACGAAACCCTTCATCGGTTTTAGCAAATGCGAATATCCGTTTAGATGGATCGGTGAGAGAGTTCTTCATGGGAGGGTCTACGCCTAACCCCCATAGCGCTACCGCAAACATCTTACTTGACAACAAATCAGCACGGGTCAAACCTACTCTTTCGAGTAAACTATTTTTCTCTTGTAAGATAATGTTTAAATGTTCGTGTAAATGTGTTAAGTCTGCTTGAAAGTTTGGGGCTGTACACATCTTGAGTATCGTGTCCATCACCCATAGCTCACCCTTGGGGAACTTTTTGCCAAGACGCTTGATAATACCTCGACAATTCTCTGTATCGGTAATACAATACTGTTTGAATTCTTCCCAGAGTTCTGGTTGTGCTTCTAAGTCTTTACGTCGCATCCCAATAACTTTATGAACAGTCGCGCCTTTTGGCGGCAGACCAAGGACTTGCGATACGTTTTCAAGGTTCACACGACCGTTTTTGATTTTATGTAATAAAACTGCTCGGGCTATACCCATTGCGTCTATTAACATGTCGGGGTGTATGCCATACCTAAACGCCAAAATACTTGCATCAAACAAAGCGTTGTAGCTAACAAACGCCCATGGTCGTGGATACTCTCGGAGTAAGTCTGCCACTTCGTCACCCGGCAGGAATGTAGCCGGACCTTCGTTTGTGGCTATACCACAGCCAATTGTCTCCCAACGCGGATCAAGGATATACTCATATGGCGTCATGAGTTTAAGCGTATAGTATTTGTCATAGTACGACTCGAAGTCGCCATAGATCATTTTCATTGTTTTACTCTTATTGTGTTACTGGCCCTATTAAATCTTTCCATATGTCGTCCCATGGGTTGTTAGTTTGGTGCCATTGCGCGTCCAAAGTTTGGCCCGTGATAGTTGCCTTGAACTTACGCTGAGCTTTTTCTTTATTGTACGCGTGAAAGAACTCATTGTAGTGATCTGTTAATCCGTCTTCAAATAACTCGCTGGTTAGTACAGGGACGATTGTAACACTGTCATCTGGTACAGGTGGTTTAGGTTTGTCTATTATTATACGATGCAACGCAATTAACTCTGTGCCATACCCACATACACCCTTGAACCACCTAGACACGCCAGGAACATAACGTGGCGTCTTTGCTTCAGCGTATTCTTTTAATGCTCTGAATATTAACGGGTCATTTGAGTCGCTGTAAAGTAGCGGCACGATGGTGCGTAACCATGGGAGCATTTGGACAGTCAATGGGATTGGGATAAAAGTTGTGTGAAACATACTAAACAATTGCAAGGTTGTTGACCACTGTATAGCAATGTCAACTAATGGGAGTACCTTTTTTCCGAGTTTACTCTCGATAGTAATATTGTTTATGTATCTTGGCCACAACCATTGAGTATGAGTTTGGTCAACAGTAGATTTATAGTTTAAAGAATACTCAACTCGCTGATTAAGAAACCCAGTATATATATGAATATTATCAGTTGACCAATTAGAAACTCTCGGCATCAACAATGATGCATCAGTCATTGTCTTATAGTCACCTGGGGGTATCAAGTGGTAATACAATTCCTGTTGAGCCATTGGCTCTGACAACGTGTACAACGTATCAATCGCTATTTCGCGGAGTTTGTTTTTAATAAGATCGTACGCTTTTTGATGCGCTACCGTTGGAATTTTATGGTTGATTTGTTTGTAGATCATCTTGCTCTCCAATGGTGGGGCGTCTGGGTCGTCCCAGTTACACCCCGGCGGATCATAGCCCATTATTGTTACTCCTATTATGTTTACTCCTATTATGTTTACTCTTGGAGTTGCTTCGGGAGTAACACCTTGTCACCGAACGGGATGTCATGGTTCTTAATCGTACACCAGATGACTGGGTAGGGTGGCGGCAGGAGGGGAAATGCACCCTCTAAGTCTGTGAGGTATACCAACACCTCTGGCTCAAGTCCTTCTTGCGCTACCCGCTCAAACACTGGACAGAAGTCAGTGCCACCGCCGCCCTTGATTTTACGCATCATGTCATCAGGCGTGTCAAGCTCAACATACTCGTTCACTGCCGCATCACATTGCATGAACACCAATGTACGTGGACGCGCTTGCTCCATGAGTCCTACACCTTCAGTGCAGAACATGTCCATAGTTTTCTGGTTGATACTCCCAGAGTTATCCACCACGAACACGATTGTCTCGCAGCCATACTTTACTTTCGATGGTGAGCCTATGCCTCTAAGCATCAACTCATTGTCGAGTGTAGACCATGTACTAAAGTCAGCGCCCATCCGTCGTGACATGGTGACTGTCAAGTGTTCACGCCAGTCAACTTGTGGCTCCAATAACTTAGAGAGCCCACGCTCTAGCGCCGCTGGCAATCGGCCTTGTAATTTTGCACTGGCAAGAGCGGCAGTGAGGGCGTTGTCCCACGCTTGCGGGTTACGCGCCTCTTGCGCTTGTGCTGGCGTCTTACCCGTGCCCTTACCAGGTGTTAAGTGCTCGTCGAAGCTCTTATCACCACCACCGTTGCCAGATGGCTGCGGCTTAGGTTGACCCTTACTCCCAGAGTTAGGTCTCTTGGTTTGATTTTGTTTGAATAGTTTCCTGTACGCTGTTGTCAAGTCGTCTTGGTAAGTTATTAGTTGGGGCTCATGCCAGCAGTCCTTTGGCATCTCCCCCACTCTGCCGCGCTTCAACATGTCATTGATAAGACAATCAGCAGCAACTTGCATGACTTCACTAACATAAGGAAGCTTCATGCCATCAGGATACAGGATATATCCGAGTTGTGCGAACCGGTACATCATGCCACAATGATTGAATATAGCATGACAGATTTCATGGCACGCAATAAACACGCGTTCTTGTAACGTATGTTTGAAATATCCTGTTGGATTAATAAACATGAACTGATCATTAGTGGCAGCAAAGGGAACTTCGTCTGTAAACCATGCCAACTCACGATCTTTGTCCTGCATCATGCGGAACCATACATCGGCAAAGGCGGGCTGGTTCACCAATAGCGCTGTACGCGTCTCCATCCATAGTTTTGCCTGTTGTGGCGTTATGGGTAACTTGGGCCACTTCTCACAGCTAGTCTCGACCTTGAACGCGCCAATCTCGCCCATGTTACTCTCCCCGTTCTAAGCGGACCAATTTTAGTGCTTTTGGTTGGGTTTCGACAATGCCGGATAATACGTGTTTCCATAATCCGGCGCGACGATAGGGTTTCCAATGAGCTTGCCAGAGATAACCTCTCTCTTTTTCGCGTTTAGCTAGAACCAGGTCGTCAATTTCGCGAGCCCGAATAATTTTTGGTGTCTTTGCCATTAGCCCTCACTCCCATCACTCTCAGAGTAATACGTGTCAACGCGTTGGTCGAACAAAGTTAAATTCGTAGTACCAACATTGTCATCGACAATTGACGCCGTGATAGTTGGTGATCGCTCCGCTAGCATAGCGAGTTGTGCGTATAAGTCTGTCGCACTGCTGCGTAGCACCTCTGTGTATACCCCGCGCATAGCAGGGTCATGTGTAGGTATGTCGGCTCTGACATGGATGGTAAAGTGTACACGCATGGTTGCTCTCCTTTCTTCTTCCTTAGCTCGGTCTTGCTCAAGGTCTTGCCAAACCTCTTTGGTTATGTGCTTGAGTAAAGCCTCTAGCTCTGGACCATTCCCTTGCATATACATTCTAAGCGGCTTTGGGTTCGCGCTTGTGGTCGCGATCATATCCTTCCACAATTGCGATGAGATTGGCATTCGCTTTTGTCCATGCTTTGAACTCGGGCATAACCAACACGCCCACGTTACGGTCCCGTATCATCTTCACCATCATGAACTGGAACTCGTTCGGCAGACGGGACATGAGTGTCGCCAGCGCTGCCGCATCATGGGGCTTGGCCCAGTCAGCCAGCTTGTATCCCAGCAAGCGCAAACGATCTGGCTCCAATGGGATGGACACTGTTCCGGGATTGGCGATACATTCTTCGTAGGATGGAAGCTCTTGCGCCATACGGAAGTGCATGAACAGTTGTTCGGCGTTCTCCTTGCCAATCCCACCAGCAATGAGAGATTGTGTTCCCACGTCCAGCGGTATCTTACTCAGAGAGTAAAGAAACATTCTGGCTTTCAAGTAGGTGTTCGCTTGTGCCAATGACCGTGGAGTGCAGTATGGTCCTTGGATTGCTGGTGCCTCTTGAAACAATATATGCGGGAACGTTTCCCCAAACGCAATGATCTCTGGTAACACTTTGTGTGTGCGTGCCCAGTCAACCCATGCTTCACTGCTGTCTCTGACTGTGACTAGTATCTGTGAGTTGATAATGAAGTCAAACGTCTTCGTGCCGCCATTGCGCGAACCCAAAGGATTGCCAGCACTCCACACGACCCAGCCCGGCGGCAACCAATGCGTACCCACTCGCTTGAGTAGCTTCATGTCGCGTGTGAGCTTACGCTCTTCGGGGTTCATCTTATCTTCTTCGTCGATAAAGATAATACCCCCAGAGTAAGAGTCAATCGGTCGGCCTTCACGCGTGATCCACCAATACGGCAGAGAGAAGTGACTGACTTTCTTCTGGAGAGTGCTGTCAACATTCATCTCCATGAACCCACACAGCCACGGCAGAGTGACGGTTAGCCCATTGATGTACACGAACCCATAGTCACCATCGGGATCAATCGTCTTGAGGATTGCGGGCGACTGGTTCATTATAGTTGTTTTACCGCGACCGGCAGGAGACTCAAGGTGAATTGAGGGGCCATCAGGCTGGCTGGAAGCCAAGTACCATTCAGGGATGCGCTCGGCGATTTCGTTCAGTGTCAGTGCCATTGGTTTGCTCTCCTTTTGGTTTCTTACTATAAGAGTAAGTATACACTACAACCTGACTGCTGTCAAGCAACCTATGGTTGTATTTACTGGCGGCAGGACGTAGGAAATTGGATGCAGTTCATCTGCTGTTCGAGATAACGCCGATCAGCATCTAGCTGTCGCTGGAAATAAAGACGGTCAGCGTCATCACGTTCTTCCCGTTGCTGTCGTGCTTGCTCACTATTACGAAGCATTTGTTCAGTCTGCATTTCCTGAAATGTTTCGTTGAGCCTGTCAATGCTATCGGATAAGTCGCCAGCATGTACAGGTGTGAAGGTGAACACGATAGCGGCAGTGAGAAGAATGCGTCGCATGTTTTACTCCCATAGTAAAAGAGAATGGGGGAGAGATCGCACGCGCTTCACCCTCCCCCACCATTGCTTGACTTTCGTATGCTCCTTGAGGGGGAGACTGCATACGCCAGGACGTGACGCTGGAACGTCAAGCAAACCGTTTATTTTACTCCCGTAGTAATGGGGGTACAAGTTATCGTTGTACCATTGTCGGTCGGTGTACACGTCTGACCACTTACGGGGTGAGATACAAGCCCATCCCACATGTTAGCGCACGTTATGGGCGGCAGGGAGAGTTTGCATACGCGTATGTACGCGTCATGGTGATACACTATACACGCGCAAAAAGCGAGCGCAAAAAAATGATAGTTGCGTGTCATAAGTCTTTCACTCCTTGCACTGTCGTCCAGTAACGTTTAATATTTACTAACAGGTCTTTCTTATATGACCTAATGTATTCTGTGCTGATAACTCTATGGCTTTCAGTTATTAAATCATACCGCCAAAGTGGTAAACCTTTTCCATAGAATTGTTTGTATGTGCGCTTGTAAGCGTCTGTCAGTGTAACGCAGTAATTTTTATCAAGAGTAACTTTCTTTACTCTGGTAACAAACAAAGGTAAATCAATTGGTTGCTTGGTCATACGTTGATTGCGATAGGCGCGAGTGCTATATGTTTTCATAGCGACCCCCATAAAAAAACCCCCCACTACCTTGCGGCAGTGAGGGGATTGTTTACTCTAAGAGTAAGAGAAGGTTATTCAGTCTCGCCTTCCTCTTCAATCTCATCGCCCTCGTCTTCGAAGGCTTCAGCGTTGTCACCTTCAACTTGTTCGCCGTTCTCGGCGTCTTGGATTGCCTTCTCACGATCCTTCGCCGCCTTGTCGGCAGCAGCTTGCGCCTTCTTCGCTGCCGCTTCAAGTTTCTTTTGGCGAATTGCTTCAATGTCGGCGTCACGTTGGTTGAGCGCTTCGAGATCATTCTCCGCGATCACTGTGCGCAACGCATCCACAATGTTCGGCAACGCATCGTGCGTGATTGGATCGCGCGCCATATGTGTAGACGTCTCCGCCTTGCCGCGCATAGCACTCTCAACCAAGTTGAGCGCTTGAATAAGAACTGTTGCTCCCGTAGTAACCTTTTCCAACTTGTAGTCGAGCATTAGTTCTTTCATTTGATCGGCAGTGAGAGCAACGCCCTGCTGTTCAGGCTTGCACTGCGCGACCGCAACGGCATACAGCGAAGTATACGTAGACCGATACTTCACATGCGGGCCATACTCCTCAGACTTGACCAACTCTGCGTGCAAGTCTTTGGCGTCATCAAACACACGCAACGCATCGTCTTCATACTTCGTACCAAGGCGAATGAACGCACGCACCTTGCTTAGTTGGGCAGAAGTGGAGTTCTTTTCGGCGCCCGTGACGCCAGTTGACGCTTTCTGGCTGGACTCCATGAAGGCTGTATAGAAGTCTGAAGCGTCCTGAGACTTGCCGGTCGCGGTGATTGTGCCATCAGCACCACCCCGAACAAGCACGCGTGCAAACGAAACGTGCGATCGCTTGCCCGCTCCGTCCTGTTCACCGAACTTTCGCGCCTCGGCAAGCAACGCTTTCTTGTCTTGTGAGCGGTTTGGGGGCACCTGATTTTGCGTTGGCTTGACCGGCGATTGTGCGGCAGGAGTAGGAGTGACTGGAATGCCGCCAGCGTTTACTGGAACTGTCGGTGCGGACGCAATATCGTCGAGCGCTTGTGCGTCGGCATCCTTAAGTTTTAGGGGTCGAATTGCCATTTGGTTTACTCTCCGTGTTGGGTTTGGCGTGATTGCCTGATACCCGTTGCCTATTTTACTCCTGTAGTAAGATTTGTCAATAGGCTAATAGCGGCAGAGTGAGGGTTGCCGCAAATAAATTTGTCTACAGTGTTAACATGTAACATTTTCGGAAAATCAGTAAATGATGTCGCCTTAATCGCCATACAACCTGAGTTTTGATTATTTCGGTTGTACACTTTTAACGATTATGAAACATGTTGTGTTCATTTATGTATTTGTTTTTATTATGTTTTTTGGCAAAAAAAAATAAACATGTTGTGCCCAAAACAGGGTAGGGGTCGGATGCGCTCACGCGTAGCGTATGCGCGTAAGAGCAAGGAAAAATTTTACTATAGGGTATATATATATATAAAATCATATTTAATAAGTATTATTAGAATAAACTTTCTTTTCACTGCCGTTACTTAGGCGCAACTTTAAAAGTAATACTTTATGTAGATTTATCAATGATATCAATGGGTTACGGGGAGGAACTAGTTTGTATGATTGTGTTCATTTTGCTAACCAGAAGAGTATAGCACGATTTCTGTAAATCAGAAATGTTTACGAAAACGATTGCGCTGTTCCTGCCTTGCGGCAGAAAGCATTGGCCGGTCGAGTTGAACTTGTTTTTTGAACGCGATTTGGTTAGCACGCAGGTAGGGTTTTTGTGTTATACATTGGGATTTGAGTTTTTCGTGTTTTGGCGCAAGTGCGCGATTGGCGCTGGATGACATATTAGTGAACCTTTCGTTTGCGTGAGATAAAGAACGAAAAGCCAAATCGCCCGATACGGACGAAATGTAACCCGCCAATTTTTTTGTATTGGAACATTTTTTACTCCTGTAGTAAACAAGTCCAATATATTGGACTTGTCATTGGGGTAATAACGTAAAACAAGCTTGCGGGGATTGCTAGTCCCCGCCAACTCCACAATAGGAAGTTATTAGCTTGTCACGGTTTAGGCATTGAACCGTGAACCGTCTCTTAGAACTTACTCTAAGAGTAACCCTCTTGAATAGCAGGGAGGGCCGCGTACACGCGGGTATCACCTGTGAGGGTATCAGGCACGGACGCAACTGTGCGCCAAGTAGGCCGTAACGCGCGGGCTTCGCCATATCGCCCTTGAACGCGGGTCCGCTGGATTAACGACGGGACACGTCAGACCATGATATCCCACCGACGGGAAAGGCAACTCCCGCAACATTCGACTGCCCGATTACCTCCTTTCATCTTCCTAGCCTATCCACGGGGAGCAACTCCGGGAGTAAGGCTCAGAGCTTTGGACATCCGGCGCCCCATGATGGACAAGGCCAGGGGTAAGCCTGGGCGCGTTTAGGTACTCTGAAAATACCTAAAACCCAAAAATCAACCCAGCCATTCACCATCGTACCCTTTTAGCAAAACTAATATAAAGTGCCACGAAAATCAAGAAAACAATAAAACCACCAAGCGCTATCCATCCCAAGATTACCCACATATCAAACCTCCTTACCTTCCAACACCCCCACTCTTTCCTCCAACCGTCTAAGCACATTCACCAGCGCCTGCACCCTCTCACTCACCCCACTCATCTCTGCCGTCATTTTAACGTGAAAACCCCTAAGCTCTAATCCAATCTCCTTTAATTCCTTCGCCCCCTCCGCTGCCTCCCCAATCTTCTCCCTTAACTCCTTCAATAGCTCCACTGCCGCCTTCTCCCGCTTTTCAAGTTCTTCCAAACGCTGGTCAACGGTCGCGTTCCACACTTCATATTGGAAAGCGATATCACTCAACTCCTTATAATACTTCTTAGCGTCTTCCGCTCTCTTAGCTCTCACTGCCGCATTATCAACCATCTTTCCTACTCCTGTATTAAGCCTTTAGTGCCCGGACTTGATCCGGGTATCAGACACATTTCCTGATAATCAGGAAATGTACTACATGTTAAACACGTTTAATGTTTTTCAGAAAACCTCACTAAAAACGTGATCATTATTAAATACAACCTGTGGTTGCTTGACAGGGGTCAGGTTGTATGCTATACTAATAATCGGGTTATACTGACACGCTGTAAAGATTTGTCAAGGATTTATTTTCACCCTTACTACAGGAGTAACAATCATGCACGCGAACACAAGTTTACGAAGTGTGAGCCACCAATGAGACCCCACCAATATATGGGAGTCACCAGGAGTTTTAATTATAAAGCTCCACCCACAATAACACGGTTCATGCAATCAAATTGTTTTGGGCGTCTTCTTTGTGGCCCCGTTGGGTCCGGTAAAACTACGGGTGCATTGGTAGACTTAACCCGAAGAATGAAAGAACAGATGGCAGCGTTTGAAGACCCGATACGTCCCAATAACCCAAGAAGGTTTACCCGTTATGCGATTATACGACAGACACTAAAACAGTTAAAAGACACAGTACTCAAAGACGCTCTATCGCGTTACGCCCTTATCGCTGATTGGCGGGTGTCTGAAAGTACTTTATACTTTAGGGAGGGCGATGTACATAGTGAGTGGTTATTTGTCCCCCTTGACGAACCTGAAGATAAAAAACGACTTCTCTCAACCAATCTCACTGCCGCTTATGTAAACGAGTGTATTGAAATCGACCTTGATCTCCTTAGTGACATTGCAGGACGTTGTGGACGATACCCTAATGAAGAACTTGGTGTGCCAACGTGGAAGGGGATCATCTGTGACACGAACATGCCAGTCGAGCAGTCGCCCTGGGCAAGGTTCATCAAAAAGGGGCTCATAGGCGAAATCCCTGAATGGGAGATATTTCGGCAACCAGGAGGGCGACATGCTGATGCAGAAAACTTAGAGCATCTCGAACAGACACCTGATACGGTGTTACTCCCAGAGTCAGATCCACGGCGTAGAGAGCAAGGAAGGAAATATTATGAACGACTCGTTGCAACAGGAACCACTGATTACGTACGTCGATACGTTGATGCAGAGTTTGGACGCGATCCGGGTGGTTCAGCAGTGTTTGGAGAAAGCTTCAAATATGAGTTCCACGTTAGAGCAAGTCTTGTTCCTGTTGATGACCGAATGCTTATTATCGGGCAAGACTTTGGACGAAATCCTGGGGCAGTCATTACACAGCTTTCTAATCGAGGCCAATTACTCGTACTCAAGGAAGTCCCGTCTACCTCCATTGGACTTAACCAACACATTGAGGAAAGACTTAAGCCCGTTTTGGCAACGCCGCGCTTCGCAGGAAGACGATTCGTCGTCGTAGGCGACCCAGCGGGGATTGCTCGTAGTAGTTTGTTTGAGTTGAACGAGTTTAACCTTTTACACTCAAAAGGTCTACCCGCAGTCCCCGCACCCTCCAACGACATCTATCGCCGTCTTGCCGCTGTAGAGAATTTCTTTTTGGGGAACGTGCGGGGCGAGGGGAAAATACTCATCGACGAAGGTGAGTGCCCTGTACTCGTAGAGGGTCTACATGGAGCCTATCGGTTCCCTCGCAACAAGAATGACGTGGACCGTCCCCTGCCGGAAAAAGATACGCCTTGGTCGCACGTTCAGGACGCGCTGCAATATGCGTGCATGACGGCAGGGAGCACTGAGGCGTATTCGCAAGCTTACTCCCAGACCAAGCGGGCGCGTGACATCAAACCCCGCCGTGCTCGCTTTGACTCTAGAGCGTGGACTTAACACGTTAACCCCTTCGGGGCCAATGGCGCGCGCAAAGCGCTGCACCCACTAAGAAAGAAAGATCATGAAAGTAACAATTGAAGAAACACCAAAGAGCGCACAGGAGCTACAATGGGTGCGTAGGAGCAAACATAATCTTTTCGCACGAAGTGTTGATGGTGTACGCAAGTATCATATTATTGGTGAAGAGGATAGACATGGGATAATAGGTTGGCGGCTAGCTTGGCGTGAAAAACAAGGCGAACCAACTAAAGATAGTGCTGGTACGTTTATGAACCAATGGGAGGTACAAGAAATTGCACAACTCATTGAGAATGAACACGAAATAAACGAGGAAGAACTTGTTCAAATAGCGGCAGGGAATGCGGTTACTATTGGGGGTAACACTTGGAGATACTACGGGGTCCATGATAACAAGCGACTATGGATCGCCGTGGCACCTGATGAGCAAAGCGCCTACGTGGCCACATGTGACTATGATGATCCAAAGAGGCGATGGGTTGTAACAAAGCGTACTTGGACAACATCTCTTAAAGAAGATGGTATGCAGACCCTTGTAATAAATCGTGTTGGCACCTACAAAGACTTACAAACAGCCAAGCGTTCAGCGGGTGCTCTAACTCCCCCTTCTAATACTCAAAGTTCCTCAAACTCGTCATTAACGAAGACCGAAGACACTTCACCAAAAATATTACCCTCAGAGTAAAGTTCACCTTCGATCATGGGAGCGCCAATAGAAATATTATCTTGAGCGCCATCAGAGTATGTAATGTTCAAATTAAAAACATTACCCATTGACCCGCCACCTAGTGATCCCGCTGCTGGTTCCAGTGCGCCTAGCCCGGCTATTCTGGCTAACTCAGCTAAGGCTCTAACTTTCGCGCTAAGAGGCGCGTCGCTACTGTCTCTTGCCGCTCTAAAAATATGTATCATTAATTCTTCAACTATTGCTGCTGCATTTGCTTTAACGCGTTTGGGGGTGTTATCTGCCCCCCTCCACTCAACTTTGCGCGCCGTCAGTGCCGCGTTAAAGCTAGGTATTGTTTTAAGGTAATCATATTCTTCTTGAGTTACTCCCGTGAGTTTTAATATTTCATCCTCTTCAAGGATATCTTTCGCCAATTCGTTGATCAGATTACGTATTTTTATTTCACTGAGGGTCATAAAAATACCTTATTTCTGCCACATTTCTGCCTTATTTTCGCCACAATTATCCCGCACAATTGTGTCGATTTTAAGGCGGATTTGCTCTCCACCCTAAAATAAATGGGGACCACCCATGTAGTTACTCCCATGAGTGGTCCCCGCTTCTTTACTCGATAGATATCGAGCGCTACCTCAAAGACGCTACTCGAATAGCATGTTGCGTTTACGCAAACATGCTAAACGCAAAAAAGATACTCCAAGAGTAAAGAATGATCTGGTGCCAACTGGGGTCTTAAGGGTCGTCGGCGGGGCCGATACAACCCAGCAAGTACAGCGAGAGAACGCTGTCCGGGCTCAGAGCCAACTTCCCCCTTCTTCAGAGCTTACTGGGTTAGCAGGTTTTATTACTGACCAGTTTATCTTGATGCGTCGGCACAGGGACAACACCTCTGCCGGTTGGTCGCACAGATTGTTGATGGCGCTTCGCGCCTTTAATGGTGTATATGAGAACGACGTAATTGAGCAAATCAAAAAGTTTGGTGGGAGCCAAGTTTACGCTCGCATAATCGCAATGAAAGCGCGAGGGACAACTTCCCTTTTGAGAGATGTTTATTTGGGGGCTGAACGTCCCTGGGGGTTAGAGCCTTCGCCTGATCCCCAGGTTCCACCCGAGATAATGAGCGCGATCCAGCAACTCGTTAAAAGCGAAATACAAGGCGCGGTAAAAGCCCATCAAGATGCGACACAGCTACAGAACGCGCATCTTCAGGGCCTTGCAGCAATGCATGAGCAAAATGCAAACCAACCAGCAGTAGCCCATGCGCAAGCGCCCCAAGCTCCACCGCCTCCCCAACCCCTACCTGATGCAAACGCGATACGCGATAGATTCACCGAACTTGAAACTGCTGCGCGAGATGCAGCAAAGCGTAACGCTGCTAAGAAAGCAAAAATTGCAGAAGATAAGATACAGGAGATACTTGCTCAAGGTGGCTTCTATACTGCTTTTGCTGAATTCCTCGTTGATTTACCTATATTTCCTTATGCGGTAATCAAAGGTCCGGTAGTTCGCATCAAGACCAGTGTTGACTGGCAGCGCGACCCGGTTACTCTTAAGAGTACTGCACAAACGACCCAAAAACCAATTTTATGTTGGGAGCGTGTCAGCCCCTTTGATATTTACTGGACACCTGGGGTTGCTAGCGTCGAAGACGCAAACGTAATAGAACGATCACGACTCACCCGGAAAGAACTCAATGACCTCCTCGACCTGCCGGGTTATGATCAAGCAGCAGTACGGGCTGTCTTGGACGACTATGGACGTGGTGGACTGGTTGACAACTGGGATCAAACCGATGCCGAGCGGGCCATTTTGGAGTCGCGAGAAAATCCCAGGTTTAATCAGAGTGGACTTATTGCATGTCTCCAATTTAGTGGTTGGGCACAAGGTAAAAGTTTGCTTGACGCAGGTTTGCCTCCAGCGATGATTAGCGATGCGACGCGTGATTATTTCATTGAAGCTTGGCTGATAGGGCGCTATGTTATCAAAGTTCAACTTTCCCCGTCGCCGAGGAAACGTCATCAATATTACGTTACCTCTTTTGAAAAAGTTCCGGGCACTGTCGTTGGGAACGGACTCCCAGACTTACTCGCTGATATTAGTACCGTGGCGAATGCCACTTTACGAGCACTTGTTAATAATCTTAGTATTGCAAGCGGACCTCAAGTTGTCGTCAGTGACGACCGACTCGCAGACGGGGAGGATGGTGAAGACTTATATCCATGGAAACGTTGGCATGTCAAGTCTGATCCATTTGGTAATAACACTCAGGCGGCGATCACGTTCTGGCAACCCCAGGCTAACTCACAAGAGTTAATGAGCGTTTACACGGCTTTTAGTACATTGGCTGACGAGATGTCGGCGATCCCAAAATTTGTGCAAGGTATGCCAGGGGCAGGGCCGACCGGTCGCACAGCTTCTGGGTTGGCGATGTTGATGCAGAACGCCGCGAAGATTCTTCAAACGGTAGCGTCGAACATAGACCGAGACGTAGTTGAGGGCTTACTAACAAACCTTTTAGATATGATTATGCTTACTGATACTTCGGGGTTACTTGATGGGCAAGAGGAAGTTAGAATATTGGGTGTCAACGTTGCGATGGCGAAAGAGGCCCAAATTCAGCGCGAGCTTGAGTTTCTGCAAATCACCGCCAACCCGATTGATATGCAAATCATCGGACCCAAAGGTCGTGCCATTGTTCTTAAACAGGTCGCCGATCATCTCAACATTCCCGGTGCTGATATTGTTCCGTCCGAAGAAGAGCTTGACGATCAGCAGAAGATGCAACAAGCGGCAGCGGCGGGTGCAGCACAGGGGCAACAGGCTTCTGGAAATACCCAACTCGCTGGACAACACGCCCAAAACGCCAGACAAGCTCAGGGACAACAAGCACCCCGACCCGCTCAAGGCGGTCCACAGCTAAACACACAACACCCAGCAGCGGCAGGGCCGCCAGCGGGTACGGGTCCAAACGTTCAAGGCATGACTACGCCTCAAGCTAGTCCAGGAGAGTAGGAGCGATTATAATGGCTACCAGTGAAGAACTTCGTATGGAGAGTGAGCGTGTAGAGGCACAAGCGAAACAAACGCTGACCGATATGAAAGCAAGATTGGAATCTCTTGCTACAGAAGTGGAAACACTTTTGCAAGCGTTTACGGCTTGGGAAGAAAACTATACTAGAGATCAGGAGAGACGAGCCCAAGAAAGACATCCCCAACACCCCGATACAAAACCCAGAAGGTAGGGGGAAAAATTTTTTACTATAGGAGTAACTTTGATGCCAAAGCGAACTGGGATGTTAGGGGCAGGATCAAGGGCGATGGGGGGTGGGGGTAAGAAGCCCAACATCCCCAGGACCACGATGATGGGCACGCCTCCTGCCCCTGGTAGTCCCGGTGGTATGCCAACTGGTCCAGGTGCAATGGGTAGGAGGGCTGCACCCGGTGCTGGCATGGCTCCTGGCGGTGCCAGTGGGATTGGGGGGTTTAAAAAGGGCGGCCATGTAGGGAAAGAGAAAAAAGAAGAAATGCGGGAGAAAAAAGACCGCCGCCACGAAAAGAAATAGGAGAGCTAAATGGCAAAGGTTGCTGGCCGCACGACACACGGCATGAAAGGGAAAGAGTGGCCCGCTGAGAAGGGCATGACTGTCCATGCCAGCGGACACCGTGGCAAGGTGAAGGGTGGCGGCCTTGACCCTATTTCGTCCAAGACTTCCAACGCAAAGGGTCGAGTCCCAATGCACAAGAAGGCGACTTAAGTGGCAAAAGCGGTGCCTGGGGTTACAACGCAAAACCTTAAAACCAAAGCACCGCACAAGCACGACCCGCTTCCGACAGTTCCAAAGAAAGTTCCCAAACTGAGCAAGGTGAAAACGAAATGGCCAAAGTCATAAAGAAGTCTGAAGACCCTGGGTTTTTTGCCCATGGGGGTAAGACGAAAATGTTTGGCAAGGGCTCTGCTGGTCCGGCCAAAGCAGCGATCTCTGGTAAGGAGAGTAATGACCTTGGCGGCGGTGAATGGGCCAAGGGTGGTTCCCAACATATGTTTGGGAAGGGCTCGGCTGGCCAGAAAACTCCCGGAGTAAGCGGGAAGGAATCTCAGGTAGG